AGCTTGTTGATCAAGTTTTGCAGCGTCAAGTTCTAATTTTTGACTGTCATTTTCTGCTTTTCTTTGAATATCTTGTGCTCTAAGCTGTAATTCTTGTTGTTTTAGACCAATTAAAGGATCTTGTCCCTGTCCTTCCATAGCTTCTTGTTCTTCTATGAACATTTCAGATATAAAATCACTAATTTTATCTGCAACTTGCACCTCAAGCTGTTTTTGAAACTGCATTTGTAATTCTGGTGGTATTTGTCCGCCATATCTTTGTGCTTCTTGTTGTATAACTTCTTGCATTTGTGCTTCAACTTCTTCTCTTGCAAGTAAAGAAATATGCTCCATTATATGCGCTTGTAAAATAATTGTAGCTTGAGGGTTTGCTCTTACTAACATGGAAGACATAAATACTCTATGCGCTTCAATGTGTTGTTGATGTGCTTGACCTCTAAATACCACTAATTTTTTGCCCATCAAAGCGTCTGCATTTTCTATACCAGGATCTTTTGGTGCATCTGGTTTTGGAACAGGTAGTATCGCATCAATATCTTTGACACCAAGAGCCTGATACATTCTCTTATATGCTTCATACAAGTTATGTTGTTTAGGATCAGATTGTGCCATCTGCAATTGTGTCTGAGCCAAGGTAACACGTTGAGACATTGAAAAAATATTAGGATCTGACACAGGCATGATATCTACTCTCTCATCAAAGTCTGAAGCTTTAAATACAGCAGCAGCATTTTTGCCTACATCATACGGATAAACTTGAGGATAAAAATCTTTAAAAACTTTAGCTAATAAATTAAATTCTGTCTTTTGTGCATAGTGTAATCTTTTATGTATTGCGCTCATCACTCTTGAGCCACGTTCAATCAAAGCCATTGTAGTTCCAACAGGTGCATTAGCAGCAACACTGTCACCTATTTTCTGATCAGCAATTGTGGCAAAACGTTGACCTGACTGTACAACAAAACCTAAGAGTTGAAACAAAGTTGCGCTTGGCTCTTTGTATGGTAACGGTAATAAACCTGCACGTAAATCACCACTTGGTGCATCCACGTCTCTAAATTCACCAGGTTGTAACGGATTATCATCATCACGTATTCTTAAACCTCTAGCTTTAAATCCTGCAGGTAAGTTTGATAATGTCCCTGCATCTATTAATTGTCTTAGAGCAGACGTTGCAGTTCTAGATAAACCACCTAACATGTGAATCAAACCAAAACCATAGAACCCTAAACCAGGTAAAAACTTATAATGTACAAAATATTGTTTCTTTTTCTTAAATGAATCCTCTTCTTCAAAGTTTCTGTAGATCGACAATACTTGTTGTGAACCTTCATCTATTGTTACAATGTATGGTAATTTTATTCCGTCGTCATTTTCGTAACCAGGTATGTCAAGATCACAATGTATTTCTAGTAAAGTATAAACATCATTCTTATATGCTGAACCAGTAGGTCTTACACCATCTAGTTTATTTACAGCTTCTTGAACGTTGGAATTGCTTGGTTCATCTTGGTATTGAAGATCAACATCTCTGTAAATACCTTGCACCTGCATCTTTCTAACTTCGTTTTCATTTCTTTTGATTACATGTGTAACTCTTTCAGCTGTTGCTAAGTCAGTTGCACTATAGGGAACAATTAAATCTTCACTTGGAACAAACTTTGATACGGCTCTGTTAAGTGTGGTATCAAAATATATTTTCTTAAATGCCGATCCTGATAAAGGTAGGTAAAATAACATCTGGTCCAAATCTGGGTCAAAATCTTCCATGACATGCATAATTTGATAATTCATAAATTCTTGAACACGCTGTGCTTGTTCTTCTTTTTGAGCATTTTGCTCACCAATAATTTGTGTTCTTACAGGTCCATTAGCTGGTAATAATTCTTTGTATGCTTGTGCTTGAAATTGTGTAACAGTCTCAGCTAATAGAGGATGTGTTACGCCACTTGCACCCTGAAATGGTTGTGCTCTATCTTCGTAATTAAATCCTAGTAATTTTAAACCCTTAGAGTATGAATCATACCACTCATCTCTTGATGATTTATCATCTTTGTACTCTTGCATGAGATCTGAAGATAAATTTTGTAAATCTTCTTCATCAATAAACTCAGCTAAGTTTGCATCAAATCTATCTTCTGGTGGTGTTTCAACGGGATTAATGATAGCTCCGCCATCATCTGTCATTTCAACGTTCTCTATTGTTAACTCATCTTCTGGTGTTTCAACAGTGATCGACTCAGATACGACCTCTGTTGGTTCACCTGTAATTCTTCTTTCAACCATTAAGCTACCTCAAATATATCAATCATCTCAACAAGTCCACCCTTGGCTTTGTGGGTTTTGTATGGTTCTAGCATTTCTTCTGTAATTTTGATAGCAAAAGATGGTGTTGTATTCTTGTCAGTAGGTAATGACATTCTTTCAACTCTATAATTTGGATTAGTATTTAGTAATCTATCCGCTTGATTTTGATTTGTTAGAGTAGCTACCATATTTCCATTTTGATCTGTAATTTTATACACAACATTTGCACCAGCTTTAGTCTGCACATTGAGGACAACAAGTTCTGAGTTATTAGACTTTGCTTGAGTTTTAAGTATTTTTTCTATGGTTGACGTATAGTGTTTACCGTCTGGTGTTTTAGCATTTGGGCCACCATAAAATTCTGACATGCCAATACCTTTGTATTCTGAACCTTTAAACTCACCTCTAGCGGTAAAATAATCTATTTGTGCCTTCTTATCTGCAGCTCTTACATCCATTGGTGTAGCTGAATTACCTTTAAAATTGTATCTGTCGATGACAAACTGATCAGGTGTAACAGCATAGTATTCTGGTACATTCTCTTCTTTTAAAACAAATTTTCTGTATGCAAGTTCAAACAAATCTTTTTTAATTAGAGCATCGGCCCACTCTTCTCTTTTCTTAAATGGTATATCTGGAAATAATCCCTCATATGTTTTGCTGTCTATGACAATAAGTTCATTAATCATCTCATCAATGTTTTGTGTTAATGCCTCTTTTAATCTTGTAACAGAAGCAGGATCAAGTTCTCTTGTTTCAATATATCTGTTAATGATCTCATCTACCTCAGCATCTAACTTCACTAATTTTTCTCCAATTAAATCAACTTCTGTTTGTGATCTTTTTAATGGTCTAAACACTGATTTGTTTTCTTCAAAAAACTCTAGTGCTTGATTACCTATTCGACTTAATTGTGGCAGTGTTGTTGACTCTTTGCCTTCGTCTTGTATTTTTCTTAAAGTGGCAACAAGTTTTTGTTTTCGACCAGCTGCCGCTTGCATGATATCAGATTGTATTTCATCGGCAAACGCTACACGGACGATGCCGCTAGTATCAATATTAGATCCTTTTGCTATTTCTGTATCTAAATCTCTCGCTTTTACAATCAGATCATCCATCTGATCTACTAAACCAGGGCTAATTTCGTTAAGTGTATTTGCATAAGTGCTAAGCATTTGTTCTAAAGACTCAGCTTGTATTTCATCAACAGGTATACCTCGTCTTTGTGCTTGTGCGTTTAATTTGTTTTGTGCTTCAGCAAATAATCCAGACAGTTGTCTTTGTACTCTATCTCTTTCACGAGTGAGGCCAGGTATCTTTGATTGTGTTTTCGTTGCTGCTATCTTTGTTGGTAGAATAGCATTACGGTCCGTGAGCCGTGACCAACCGACAACGTACACATCATCTTGATTAGGTATACCAAATGCATGATTCGAAATTGATTCTCCTGGAAATATTCCAACGGGATATGAACCTGAATCGCCTGGTATTTTTTCATTTGGTATATATAAAACTCTTTCACGTTGCGTGCCTGATATGTATCCTGGTTCTGCATAGCCTTCATATGCTGTAGGTTTCTCGCCATACGGATTAATGATCTCGGACCCCCGACCCGTAGCATGAACATGCATACCTCTAATCGGTGACTGACGTAAATGATCTATGACTTGTTGTTTTGGTATCGGTGTATTTTCATCATAAATACGAAGCAACGATTCAATCTGATAATCTCTAAATTCAGAATCTCTGATTCTATTTTTACGGAAGAAATCAAGTAAAGCTTTTTTATTTAAAAATATTTCTGGAGTATCTGGTCTAGCCAAAACTCTTTCTATGTCAGAATAAAACACACCTGTGATTGGTTGATTTGTTTTTGGTGTTACAGCTATATCCATACCTGTTACATCATCAACTAAATTAACTTTGTCATTATCCTCTGGTGTTGGGTCAAACACATCATCTTGTTTGTTTATTTTTTCTTGTTCTAAACTTTGTTTTTGTTTCTTTGTTGGGTTATCTAAATTTTCTTTTGGTGTTGGTATTGGTGCTGTTTCGTTTACAGGTGGCTTAGTAAACAATTTCCATAAAGGTAATTTTAGGTTTGCTTGCTCCATTTCTCCTGTAAAAATATTTTCTGTTGGTTGCACATCAAAAGTTTTTGTCATCGGTGCAGCAGATGTTTTCTGCTCTATGTCAAATACATCTTCTTCTGGTTTTTCTTCACCAAAAGAACGTTTTGTGCCTTTCGCTGCATCGCCAAACTCAACAGATATTCTTGGCATAATTTTTTTAATTTGTTCTGGCACTTCTCTTAACTCCTGTTCTTCTTCAAATATATCGTCCACATCTTGTACTAGACCTCCACTTTGCATTGCAGTAACTTTTCCTGTTCTAAAACCAGCCTCATTTAATAAATCAATTGCTTGCTCAAGTTGAGCAATCTCTTCATCTGTAACACCATATTGTTCTTTAAGCAATTCTCTTTGTTTCGATCCTGGAGGACCACCAATTATATCTGTAATTTTTTCTGCAAGAGTTTTGTGTCGACCTAAAACAAAATCACCAACAGCAACCTCTGCCCCTAGCTCCTCTAACTCCATGTCTACTTGATCAAGTTTACTTCTGTCACCTGTCGCTTCAAACTCATCGACTGCAGCCCTTGCTCTTTTCTCTAATTGCGGTTGTTTAATTGCATTGTAATTTGACAAATCAAGATAATAAGATCCAGGTATCATGCCTGCTCCTGTTAAACCCTCTCCAACGGTTTCACCAACTTGTGAAGATTCAAAGGTGTGAGCTATTTGTACACTGTTTTTTGCTTCATCTATTCTTTCTTGTTCAGTTCTAATACTACCATCTGGTCTTTTTTTAGGAGCCTTAAAAATTTTATTTAATGCTGGTTTAGCTAATTCACCTACCTCTTCTCTGATTTTGTCATGATAAGAAAATTTTAAAAAATTTTGATATTCAATTGAATTTGGATCTAACAAAGCTAACATGTCATTACCAAATTCATTAATAAAAGGATCAAAACTATTTTGAACAGGATTTCTTGTTTCGGCTGATGTTTCTCTAATAAAATTAAGATAGCGTTTAAGTTTATTTGAGAAATCTCTTTTAACCACTCCGTCTACCACTGGATAAAAACTATCATCCAATTGTTTCATATTATTTTTTAAATTATTGTAAATGTCATTTGTATTAAGATAAGATTCAAATTTATTTCTTATTGATGTTTTTTCTAAGCTATCCTCTCCAACGCTTAAGTATCTATTTATCTGTTGGATTTCATTTCTGTTGTAAACTCTACCTTTTTCAAAACCTTTAGTTTTATCAAATTCACCAAAGCCTTTGCTCATATTGTAGTCATTTATTTTTCTAGCAAGGGCCCTTTTAAAATTTATATCTTGGCTTGTAATGTCAAATCCAGAATATTTTGATCCACTTGCATCACTAACAAATGCTTTTGCAAATGCCTCTCTGACTGCTCTAGGATCATTCATATTGAATCCTTCAGCACCAGTAAATATATCAAATTGATTATAAATTTTTTGGTCAGCTTCCTTTGCTATTTCAGACTTAGCTTTACCACCTTTTGTACCAACATCACCCTCTCTTATTATGCCAAACTGAGCTGAAGGATATTGTCTAAAAAAAGAATCAGGTGGGATTTTTACATTACCCATACCATCAGTATAAAAAAATTTAGCAGCTGTTGCTTCATCTTGTGTCATAGCTAATTTAAGTTCAGTCGCACTTAGTTTAGCAGCATTTTCTTCTATAAACTTTTCACCTTCTGGCGTGGTTTTTTTAACACTACCTTCTGGTGCTAAGTTTCTTTTCTTTGATAATCCTTTTTGTATGGATAATTTTTCTAATCTATTAAATTCTTTTTCACCTACATCTTTTTTTAATTTTTGAATTGCTCTAAGTCTATTTTTTTTGTTTGCGTATGCGGCTTCATATTTTTGACTAAAATTATTCACAACTTGATCTGCCTCTTTAGCTGCTTTTTCTAATTGAGGGTCAACACCAGGTTTAATTTGTTTTTGTTCTTGTAAAAAATCTCTACCGAGTACATTTATACCCTCATCTCTTTCTCTTGGAGTTGGTCCACGTTTCTTTTTTCCTGACATAAATCTTTTTTGTATAATGCCACCACCTAAAGTTGTATCTAGTTCTTGTATGAAACCTGGTTGCTCTGCTTCAATTGCTTTAAGAACTTGTTCGTCATTTAATAAATCTTGTATCGTCTTACCTGATTTCTTACCGTAAACTTTCATACCTGTTTTAATTAGTGGGCTCAAACCACCTTTAGCAAGAACACCTAAACCAATAATATCAAGAGCATCTATCGGTAACATGGCAATACCTAACTTCTGATTAAATGGTAACTCCTTAAATTTTGTTCCTTCTTGTTGCATGGTTGTAAGACCAACGTTTGCATCGCCAAATAAAAATTGACCTGCTTTTGCAAAATCATATTTTAATTCTTTCAACATATTAGAATCAAATCCTAATAGTTTTTGAAGTTCTTTATTTTGTCTAAATTGTGATTCTAATGCTTTACCTTGAAATGATTCGGGGTCCACGCCTGACGCAGAAAATAAGAAGTTTAGTGCATCTTGTCTTTGTTTATTGTAATCATCCATCTCTGCTTGTGTCTGTTCATTTGGTGTTAATACATCCGTTACAGCTTTTCCAATATTTAGAGCTCCCTGATCAAATGATCCACCAGGCTTAATACTATCGTAAAATTCCTCAAAAATATTTATATCGTCATCATCAGCCATAATATTCTCGTTGTTCTATGTATTTGGGTTCATCCACATAATCAGACTCCAGCTGGATAAAGTTACCCTGTCTGAATCGCAACAACGCTTGTGTTGTTGAATCGACTAAATCGTCATGATCACCATAAGGGAAAGCAGCGCATTCTTCAACCACTTCTTCTGCCCAACGCTCGTCAGGCGCCCATACCTGTCCTGCTTCAAAGAGGGGAGCTACGGAGTTTACACGTACGTGCTTATCATTGCCCTTACTAGGCGTATAAGTAACTACAGGAATCCCAACTTGCCGTAGCTCTTGTGTAAGAGGCATACCAGAAGCTTTCGCTTCGATCAAGATTGTTTCGGGTTCCCAGTATTTATATTCCTCAAGCGCTATCTCTTTTAACTCAGGAAAATCCCACCGACCCTTTCTTGCGTGTAAAAGTATAATGTGCGGTGGTCCGTGTTCCGCGGGTTTAAATACACCCCACGTTGTTATTGCAGAATAGTCTGCTGTCTCTCGTTTACTAAACGCTGTATCATAACTTTGTATAATATGCATAAGAGGTGGTATCTTTTCATTACCCCACATTTGCCACCATTCACGTTTGATGATAGATCCTTCCTCTGAGGTAGGTTTCTGTTGCCACTGTGCTTGCCACTTTTGTTCGGATAGTGAAGCTTTAACACCCTCTAGTTCTGACAGTTTCCAAAACTCTGGCCATAATGGTTTATCATTCAAGATTGCTGGAAACTCAACCACGTCCCACTGGTCGGCATTTTCATTTGTTTGATTATTCATTAATTTTCCTGTTAGGTCTTTCGTGGACCATCTGGTCATAACAATGACAATAGATCCGCCAGGTTGTAAACGTTGACGGGGGCCCGAGGTGTACCATTCGTAAGCATTGTCTAGCGCTGTCGTTGACAGTGCATCTTGTTCCGAGTGAGGGTCATCAATGATAAGTAAGTCTGCACCACGACCTGTGATTGCACCGCCTACACCAGCTGCAAAATATTCGCCGCCTTTGTTCGTGGTAAATCTACCAGCAGCCTTGGAATCTTGAGATAATGTAACATCGGGAAATACTTCTTTAAATTCATCTTGTTCAAACAAGTTACGTACTTTTCTACCAAAGTTATAGGACAGCTCAGCTGTGTGAGTAGTTTGAATTATTTTTAGCTTAGGATTCTTACCCATCATCCACGCAGGAAACAAATGTGAAGCAAACTCTGATTTTGTATGACGTGGAGGCATGTTTACAATTAAACGCTTTATCTTTCCACGTGAAACATCTTCTAATTTTTTTGCAAAAATTTTATGATGTGAACCTGCAATGAAGTCAGGCCAAACTTTTTTTACAAAAGTAAGGTAGGAGGAACGGGACTCCTCGGCCACTTTTATTTGCAATTTCCTTAATTCGTATTTTAAAACTTCCGTTGGGATTTCAGACATAATTCAAAAAGTTATATCATAATCTGTGTTCGTGTAAAACTTACACTTTACACACACTGCACAGCAACACCCCCAAATTGTGTGTGGTGGGGGGTCGAGATACAAGATATGGTATTTCTGGTTGGTTTTAAGTACCTAACCTGACTGGTGAACACCTGGTGAAGCCACGCAGCAGCGTAGAATTTACCAGGCAGCAGGTGATTGGGCATAAAAAAAGGGCAGTATATACTGCCCTTCGTACCAGCCCTCGAGGGTAACTTACCTTCTTGGTAAGTGTTCGGCTAGTTTGGACATGATACGTTGACCCCATTCCTTGACATAACTCGGACAGTTAGGATCAAGGATAACAGTTTCAACTTCACTCTCAAGAACTTTATAAAGTGCTTTCCAATTAATATTATCAGTATGTTGCTGATTAGTAATTGGTTGGTCTGTTGGATTAGTTACACCGAACTGTTGGCTAACTAATTGCAACTGACGAGATAAGTAGTCATCATTATCTGGCATTGTGATTTCTCCTTTCTTATAGTAGCGAGGGACACCCTGTTGTCTATTCCCTCCGTTCTGTTTCTTATGTTGGGAGAGCTACCAAAACCTGTATACTCCCATTCTATTTTATAATCAAGAACATTCGAAAACTTTTTTTACTTGACACGACCCACGCAACTCCGTCTGCAACTCTGTTGCTATCCTTATATACTATATAAACACTAGTCCGAAGTAATGGGTAATGGAAATGGGCGACCGAAGTCGCCCACAAACTGACTAGGCAATTTATCGGTACTAGGCAGTTATTCGGAAATCAGCAACTTCTTCAATCGTTGCTTTTTTATTCTTGCGAACTGTTGCCTCTTCAATAGGCAACGCTTGTATTTGTTTATATTGCGTTGGCACTTTACATTTATGGTATTCCAACTCGCCAAGTTTTTCTTTGACCAAATTCGTATCAACCTTAACGCTAAGTTTTTGCGATACATGAATAGAGTAATCCTTTCCATGCAATAGGTTTGCATTTTCACTAACTCCCATATCAAGTATAAGATTGCGATTTACTTTTATGAAGTCGTCTAATACTTTCTTCATAGTTAAGGCACGACCATAGGCATCTATGATTGCCTGTTTATTTCTTTTGCTAACACTAGCAGAACTTTGATGTGCTTTTTCTAGCACTTCTAATATATTAACAGCTTTCGACATTGTTTTATCCTTTCGTCTTTCTGGTTAATTATCCCTTTATATCCCATTTAATTATAATTGTCAAATCTTTTTTTATTTTTTTTCACGGGAACTTCGGTACAACTCTGCTGGGACTCCTGTGTATCCCTATATATACCCTAAACCAAAAGCTCTGTGTAATGGAATGGAGGTGGAGACACCGTGCTACCACAGTGAGTTCCACGCCAGGTACGCAGCCAGCACCGCTGCGCCCAGGTATGGGTGATGCGATGCAAGAAGCAATGTAATGATTAGGATCATGTGGCCATCCCAATCATCTCTTGCATCCTCTGCCAGGCATGTTCGTCAGGCTGCACCTCGAGCTTAGCGCCATCGTACCAGTCCATAAACCAGTATTCCAGGCGATGGATCTCCTTGTGCTCGTTAACGTATGCCCGCAGCTCATCGCTCGGCCCGCCCCAGGAGAACTGCCAACGCCAGTGCCCTTCTATTTGGTATTCAAATGTATGCGGTTCTACGTAGTCGAATCCGAGTCCTTCAAACTCAGGGTCTTTAAGATCTTCTTGCCTCAGCTTCCACTGTTCTTGAATGCGCTCTGCGCAGGTCTTCTCGTAATCTTTCTCTAATGCTTCAGTCATCGTTTCTTCCTTTCTAATGCGCGGGAACGCCAGACGCCTCCAATTGTTAATCTGGATTAGACAGGAGCTACCTGACTGGACTCGTCCCCTGATAACTATATAGTCCCATCTTATTAGATAGTCAAGGGCAAAATGAAAATTAAGTTCCATAACAGTCGTACCCAGCAGGGTGTAGCTGCACCATATCCCTTATACACATGTAACGGTTAGTAACGGTTGACAATGGAAATGGAGATCCTGGTGAGCTGCTCCTGCTGCCAGGGAAGGTGAAGATCCCTATTATTACCGTAGGTGATTGGCCTCTGCCAATGGGGAATGGAGGAGATGGTCAGCAACAGCTGCCCACGCTGCGGGGGATGCGGGGAGCTCTACCCTATAATGGGGCTCAGTGGTGATGGACAATGGGGAATGGAGAGTGGAGCTCGGAAAGATATACAGTAACCTCTGACCGAGGTGGTGAAGCATCTCT